ATAATAAAATATCTTCGTACTTTGGGTTTTTATTAGACTTGCCATATATAATGTATTCTACTTGCATAATTATTCCTTTCTAATTAAGTTAATACAAGTATGATATTACGCTTATATTTATACTTGTAAAGTCTTTTTTACTATTTTATAATTGTTTTTATTTATCAATTTTATGTACGTGATAAGTAAAATCAATCAAAAACCTATTGCAATTTGAGGAAAAGTGTGATAAAATTCAGTTATATTTAAGAGATAAGCAAAGATAAAACAAAAAATAATTATCAATTTAAAAAGATATTAAGATAATTAAGATAGATTATATATATTATTGATATTAAGATATTATGTATATTAAGATAATTAAGATAGATTATACATATTATTAATATTAAGACAATAATGAGTTATGATTTTATCACGATGTGATTTTCAAGGCAGAAATCTATTTAAAAAAAATAGAATTATTTTTGTATAGGGTATTGACATTTTAAGTTTATTTATGTTATAATATACGGGTAAGGGGAAACTATATACAAAAGAAAAGGGCTATTATCTAGCCCTTTTTTTGTTATGTGATATTAAATATCTTTTAACTTATCTTGCCATTTATGGTCTATATCTCTTAAATCATTTATATATTTAAAACGGCTAGAATAATTATCAATAGTATTATCTAATTCTTTGATAAATTCATTCTGTAACTTTTCATTCTGATAGGATAATTTTTGTAGAACCCTATAAGATATTAAATCTTGATATTTTTTTAGTTTCATAATTAAACCCCCTTTATAATGTTATTGGTTATAAATTTAAGTTTGTTTATTATTTCGTTCTTATCATACCCATAATAAATATTTTTAATTCTAATAGAATCATTCTCATTAGATATATAAGTACAATAAGAGCCGTTATAATTTTTGTCTATGGTTAAATAAAAGTTTTTATATAATAAAGTTTGCATAATTAACCTCTTTTATTGTTTAATAAAATATTAATAGCGTTTAATCTAATATTATCAGTTTCATCATTTAAAAATAAACTGATAGGGCTAGATAATGCTTTTTTCATATTGATTAATTCATAGCGTGGTTTTTTGCTGTAAAGTTTTATATAGTTTTCTAACATAATTAAACCCCTTTAAAATTTATAGTTAATATAGATAAAGTGAATCATATTAAATATAGTTAATAAAATGCTCTCATAGGATAAACCCATAAGAGCAAAGTAAAACGCTATAAAGCATGATATAGTAAAGCATAGAATGTTTAATAGAAGCATAATTAACCCCCTTATAATGCTCTATAATTTAAAGTTTTATAATCATCAAATAACGCTTCTGATAAGTTAGAAACAGCTTGATAAACGTCATATAAGCGAATAGAACAATCTTTTAAATTTTGAGTATAATCAAAAGCCTCTGATAATAAATGACTGATTCGCGTGATTTTATTATCATGAACAATATAAAAATTATAGCGTCTATTCGCTTCCCAATTATGATAGATAATAGTATCTTTATTTATTATACTTTTTAAATGACTTAATGCGTTATCTTTTCTTAATTGGTTATATTCTTTTTTAGATATAGATATAATATCTTTTCTATTTTGATAATATTGTAATAAGTCATTATCATTAACAGATGTTACATAAGAATCATTTAAACTTTTATAATATTTAATCATGGTTTAATTTCCTTTATGGTTTAATAAAACTAAGGGTTGATAATAAAAACAATATTCCAAAACAACATCTTTAAATGTTTTGTTTTCTAATGTTTTTTTATCCATATTATGATATTTAACTAAAATATCAATATAATCAGATTTAGAGCCTTCTATTTGATAACCGTTTATTTTCATGGTTTAGTTTCCTCATAAAGTTAAAATGTAAAGATATATTAACATAAATATTAATAATTGCAAGTATTATTTTATTGTTATATATCATAGGTTTAATAATTTAACGGATATATAAGAGGATATTATAAAAAATACCCTCTATATATCTTTTTGTTATGTTAAGCATTTTTGTATTGGTTAATTATCCATTCTGCATATTCTTTGCTAATGTTGTAATAATAAGCAAATGATTCAATTGTAAGAAAGTTATTAACATAATCTAAATACATTTTTTCTCTATCAGAGTTAGAATGTATATGGTCATACTTACTTTTAAAATGTGAGTTAATATCATTGTTTAATGATTTGAATATATCTGCTATTGATTCACTCATGATTAAGCCCTTTATATAATTAAAAGAATGTAAAGATAACTTTACATAATTAGAAGCATATCAAACTAAATTAAACAATGCAAGATAATTTTTTAAATCAAACTAAACAACGTGATAAGTAAAACTTATCAGTCAATCATATGAGTAATAATATAATAGATAGTGGCAAGATAGATATAGTTATAGATATTAATGAGAATGAGAATGAGAATCATTCGCAATTAGAAAAGTCAGAAAAAAAAGGGCGGGGTAGACCCCGTTACCTTACAACACCGACCACCCAAAATCAAGTTTATGAATTAAGTAAAGTAGGTACTAGGTACGAAGATATAGCATTTATGCTTGGTATCTCAGCAGACACACTAACAAAGTATTACAAACCAGAGCTAGAGAAAGGTCGCATAGAAGCTAACGCTGTCATTGCTGGTACACTCTATGAGAAAGCAAGGCAAGGTGACACTGCCTCTATGATGTTCTGGCTTAAGACTCGTGCACAATGGAGTGAAAAAAATACCACAGAGCTTACTGGCGAAGGGGGTGCACCCATTAATATCAAAGTTGTTACAGGAATAGAATAGTAAACGTCAGTACCCAAATTTTTTGCGGTACTATTTTTAGAGTAAAGGAAATTTTACATGGCTTGCAATAAACATAAAGGCAAAAAAGGTTACGGTAAAAAAGGAAAATAACTATGAACAATCCATTAGGACTATTAAATTTAACCCCAGAACAAATGCAAATGTTAGATGAGATAGTGTACAATTCTGGCAATGTGCCAATGAACCCTGCTAACATTCCATTTGATAGTCAATCTCCTGAAATGCAAAAATACATTGAAGAATATACAAGACAACAACAAGAAAAATTAAGAGAAAAGATGAATCCTCAAACACCTATTATTGACCCCATCATGCAAATAATAGACCAACTAAGGATGCAAAGATAATGGCATTAACACAAGATACGTTAAACCAATTTTCTGAATACCTAAACAAACCTAAAGCAAAGCAAGATAAGACAACAGCAAAAACATTGTTAAAAGCAGGCACAAAAAAATTACCAAAAAAGGGAAAATAAATGTCTAAAGGTTTATACGCCAATATAAATGCCCGTAAGAAAAAAGGCATTTCTCGCTCTAAAAAGAAAAGTACAATTTCTACAGAAGCCTATGCTAATATGAAAGCTGGGTTTCCTAAAAAGAAAAAAAGGAAAGCATAATGTGGTCATGGCATTTATTTTGGGGCATACAGTTTGGCTTTGAATTCTATGAAGATACAAAAGTAGATGACAGTAAAAATACGCATCACTATAATTTCTTTATTATTGATTTAGGCTGTGTACGCATACAGCATCAAGAAAAAAACGGCATAAATTTATAATGGCTAAAGACTCAAGATTAAATAGAGCAGGTGTTTCAGGTTATAATAAACCTAAACGCACACCTAATCACCCTAAAAAATCTCATGTGGTGGTAGCTAAAGAAGGTGATAAAGTAAAAACCATACGCTTTGGTCAGCAAGGGGTAACAGGCGATAAAAAGCCTACCGCTAGGCAAAAGTCATTTAAAGCAAGACACGCTAAAAACATAGCTAAAGGAAAAATGTCAGCAGCCTACTGGGCGAATAAAGTAAAGTGGTAGATGATTCACCTTGCACAGGTGTATGCCGTATAGTAGATACTACTGGCGGTGAACCAAGATGTGTAAGCTGTTATAGAACATACGAAGATTTAGACCAATGGATTACAATGTCTAGGGAAGCTAGAATAAA